GACCTGTGGTACAATAGAGGTTGAGGGGGCTAAGACCCCACGTCACATCGTCCATGGACGAAAGGAGATCAGTACCATGAAGCCCTACAAGAACGTTGGAAAGCGCTTTCCGCGCCCCGCACGCCGACGCGGCCCCGGCCGTCGCGGCAGCAAGTACGATGAGTTCGTCAACGGCCTGTTGGCCGCTGTCGAGAATGCCGGTGAGGGTTCCGGCGTGGTCGAGGAGTTCGAGGGTTCCGCTGAGAGCCCGGCTGTCGACGCCGCTGCGAAGTACCTCGCGGGTATCCGTACCCGTGTCCGCACTCTGACTCAGCGTGGTGACGAGCGGCTGGTGGCGCTCGCTGAGGCCGGCCTTCGGCTGAGCCTGTACATCGCTGAGGGTGCCGATGAGACCTCCGCTGCTGTCGCGGCTGTCGCTGTCGAGTCTAGCAGTGATGACGACGACGACGAGGTCGAGGAGGACGACGAGGGAGAGGAGGAGAGCACCGAGGAGTGACGAACGGGAGAAGTAGAGCTAGGGTCGAGAAGGCCTAACTAGGTCACAAGTATGGATGTACCGTAAGGATCATAGGCGTGGCCTAGAAATCAGAAGCCCCCGGATCGTTAACTCGGTTCGGGGGCTTCACCTTTCCTAAGAGGAAATCATGCACTACAAGAACTTCACGCTGTACGTATTCGTTCTGGTCCTTCTGGTGAGTGTCGCTGTGAGCTTCCCCGCTCATGCCGCTTCTGAGGGACTCGGTCAGTATGCCGGAATCCATCACGAGGGTGTCCTGGTGACGCTCGGTACCGGTTACTCCTTCACCTTCGATTCCAACGGAATCCCCACCAACACCTCCGCACGAGGTTGTTTCCTCGACTACTCCGATCTCGCAAGCCAGAAGAACATGTACGGCTACAGTCCTGACAATGCCTACCCTTCCATCGTGACGATTTCGTACAAGACTCCCGAGGACGTGTGGGCAGTCGCAGACTGCATGGGAAAGATCCGCGCTGGTATCAGTAACTACTTCGGCGCAGGTCATCCGTTCAAGGTTCTCATCAACCTGGACGCCATCTTCAACCAGGACCAGGGATGCGTCGGTCAATCATTCGACTGCTACAACAAGCAACATCCTGCCTATCAGCAGCGTGCTGCCGCGTGGTACTCTCGTATGCTGACCTACGGTGACACCGCTCAGTACCCCACGTTCCCTGCAAGCGAGATCCTCGGTCTGATTCCTCACGAGGAGAACCTCGTCAGTGGTGTTCGGAATCATGTCGAGGTGACCACGGATGGTACGAAGTGGTCCAATGGAGAGATGAATTCATCGATTCAGTACGGTACCGATCTCTGGACTGCGGGTCCGAATTGGGCACAGGTCGATACGGTCGGTGGATACCCGGTGATTCATCAGCAGTTCCCTCGACAGAACAGTCGGTTTCCCTGGCGGCTCGACGTTGTGGTGATGTACGAATACAACACGTACAACCCCAACAGTCAGACTTCATCTGACAACGTCGATACCCGCAATGAGTGGTTCGACTACATCGATCAGTGGCAGAGCTACCTGAACAAGAACAATCACCAGCGTGTTGCCCTCAACATCCGAGGTGCCATCATCAATGGTGACTGGACGGTCGGCAACATCCGATATACTCTGCTCGCATGGTGTAACTGGTCGCTGTGGCAGGATCGCTTCCACTCCAGCGCTACGGCATCGGACGATCACCCGATGCAGTGGACGGTCATCTGGACGTGGCGAACCTACGGAACCGGTATCGTCGGTCTGTATGACAACACTGTCAACTTCACTGGTGACTCGAATTCCAACGGAGTGAGTGACACCAGTGATCAGGTCCAGCGAATGTTCGCAGTGGCTGAAGGTAACGCCGCCAACTGCTACATTCAGTGATCAGCTAGCCTGAAGAAGTAGCTACAAAAAGAGCCCCCGGTTGGTGGAGTCCGTACCAGCCGGGGGCTTTCGTGTAGGTAGCGACACCTACACCGCAATCTGTTGAAGGAGCCAACCTGCTGCCATGAGTGCTAGCAAGTAATACACAGCAGCAAGAAAGCCCCAAAACCACCTGTGCTTATTCACCTGAAGATGTTGAGGAAGTCAAATGCTCCCTCACCGAAAGTAGGCCACGACGTACCGAAGGTCAGACAGGACCCAGGCAACAGCGCACAGTATCTCTGTTGCCTCAATGCCAGATCTCCGCTCATGAAGTCATCGTAGTTCCAGAAGACTGTAAAGAGAGCTCCCCACTGTTCCGCCTCAACTCGTGTCTGCTCGATCACAGCAGGATCATCCGAGCCGAATTCGCCAAGGAACAAATTCGACACTCCAGTCTTATCCTCGATTTCATCCAACACCTGAGACAGCAAACCTGGAGTTTTCTTGTTGGTTACCTCCCACGCTGAGTACGAAATCAAATCAGGCTGATAGGGTGAACCCTTCAGCAAGCTAAGAACGTTGTGTGTCATGGTCACGATCTGCTCATCCTCAGCCGCGCCAGGGACCGTCACGCCACGCAAGCGCGGGAGGAGTAGGTTGACCTCCGGGGCATAGAGAAGATCTGCTGACGCGCCAGGGGCGGACGCCCTGACCTGCTGAACGATGCGCTCTCTACCCCCGACACGAGACCAGAAGAGGAGAGTCCGCAAAGGGTCAGGATTTTCTCCGGTTCGGTTCCCGAGACCGCGTAACTGCCAGTCCATTTCCCATTCAGTCAGAATGAAAGTTTTGTGAAGATCCTTCACCTCATCGAAGAACTTCGCTGCATCAGTGTCCCAATGAAACGGACAGTCTGCCATGGTACAGACTGGAGGCTTCAGAATGAACACCTTCAGAAAAGGATAGCGATAGATCTCTTTCATCTCTGGACTGAGTAGATCGCGCGGCCACAGCTTGATGACATCGAATCCATGAGCCTGAGCAAGTTTCGCGGCTGGTCTAGGATCTGACGGTGTAGGAATCACACTCAGGCCAACACCAGATGCATGCACTATACCAGGAACTAATAGTGCAAGTAATAGTGCTGTACTAATGACCTTCATGATCACCACCTCCGTGTCAGAATACGAATAGGAATGTCAAAGATTTGCACAGGGTCCTGCTCGATTGGAGGAGTCAGCTCAATGGTAGTAGTGTGCAAACCATGTGGCCCGATAGTGTAAGCCTGAATGACATTACCATCAGGAACAGGAATCGATTTCGTATACGTATGCCAAACGACATGATGGTCACCGCGATCCGGGTAACCTTCAGAAATCGTCATCGTTGCAGTCAGCATACCATCATGCAACTTAGCAGGCTGTAGATGCTGACCATATACGTAATGACCTTCATCGATCCAATCCATCACATGAAGTTTCCCATTCACTACAGAGACTGCTGTAGTTGGATGATTCCATGCTCTCTGCTCAGAGCTAAAAAAGCTAGCCCACCCATGAGTTGTACGGAACCAAGTGATAGTGTACCGTAGATGAATATGTCCGAGAGTCTTCAGCGCTCCTCGATACGTCTTCGGGGGAGAAGGAAGAATCACTTCTGGTGCCGCCCAATGTAGCCTACGGTAGATCAACTGTGAAGCTCCGTAGGTCACGGCGTAACACTGCCATGGTTGCTCACGCCAGTTGTCGCCTTTGGGGCTCGGCTTTCCAGAAAGGTAGGCGTACAGCACATCCCTTGTAGGCGGATTTCCTGTCTCAGTGCGGAGCCCTGGTGCATAAATCCGGCCATGAAAAGAATGCAACCGCCACAGCGCTAGCTCCTCGCGCATCCATCGACGAATTTCTCCATTCAGATGAGTCTGACCACGCATAGCTGAAGCATAGTATGCAACTAGATAGCCACTCCAGTACACGTCCATGTAATCAGCAAGGATCTCTCCATTGTTGTGATCAGCGCGTTCTAAAGCTAGCCGCTTCTCTAGTGGTCCAGCATCACCGTTGACTGCATACCACAGCGCAGCACCGGCAGTTCGTTGATTTGGAGTTCCGCTGTTTAGATAGGCATGAGCCCAACTCATCGCAATGGGAGAAATTGGACTACCTTCTGAAAACTGAATCAGGCCAGCTTGTACTGCTTGAATGCCAGCCTTTGGCTCAGGCTGTACACAGTTGTAAGTTTTGGCCTGGGCGGCTACAGTAAACACCAACACCAGCAGCAGGACTCCAAGAAGGATGAACAGCAGCTTATCATAACGATCCATCATCAGCCTCTCAGTCGATCATACAAAGCCTTGAACTTCGTACGGATGAAGAAGTAACGATACTTCAGATATCCCACAAAGCGTGCGAACATCACTTACCTCCTTTCCCCTTACTGAAGTCAAGCTGCTTGCCAGTGAGTGTAGCGGCGATCTTTTCTCCAGACCGGCCAGCCACATAACCGCCGAGACCGACAGTCAGAAGAGTCCACATGCCGGCTGGAATCTCCAGAATCGGCAAGCCGAACCAGATGTTGAAGATCGGGACCAGAATGTAGTTCCAGGCGATGATCGTCACAAACACCAGCATAGTGATTGGACGCCAGTTTCGCTGAATCCAACTCTGTCCCTGGGCCTCTGCGACAACTACGTCACGCTGAGCTTCTGCTAGAGACGTCTCATACTGAAGCACCCCAACAGACAGCTTTGCCTGAGCTTCGTACAGCTCTTTTCGAAGCTGTCCGCGCTCCTCGGCACTCGTTACATACTTGTCGAGATTTGCAAGAATGGGATCAAGCGCACCTTTGATGACTCCGCTAATCCCAGGAATCTTATCAAGAAGACTCATAGGTCACCCCATATAGAACGTCAGTGAACGTGCGGCCCCTTCCGCAGAAGCAGACACAAACTTGATGAACCTGAATGCGGAAATAGACTCACGGTCAGTACCAGTAATAGGAACAGCCTCACTCGTGACGGGAGTAATAGTAACTCCATTGATAGTCACGAATGTACTGTTATCGTAAGAGCCTTGAATGGAGACTGATACTCCAGTGAAAGCAGCAGGAAACGCCAATGCGAAGTATTCGTACTGATCGATCTCAATACTGTTCGTAGTGGTGCCGCCATTTGCGATTGTCAAAGCTCGTCCGCTCTTTACACGAAACGCCATGTCAATCCTCCAATGCCGACAGAAGCTGTTCACGCCTGAAGTACGTCGGCCGGTTTTCCAAGTAATGCTCAACGAAAGTAAGATCGCCAGTCATGATTGCGGTCATCAGCTCAACCTCATTCTGAAAAAGCGCCTTCTCAGCATGACGCCGCAAAACCAACCCATCCCATATGCGATGATTGGCGTATACCCACTTGACGAATTCGTTCGCCGCTGCGACTCTATTCGGCCCCAACTTCAACAACCGAAGTAGCGTAGAGTTTTGCAGCGCTGCAACACCAAGATTGTAAGCAAAGCTCACTAACGCTGCAAATTCATTATCATCCACCTGAGTGCCGTCTAGTAAATGAGTAACAACACCTTCGGCATTTGCTAGATCTTTCTTCAGAAGAGCTTCACCCTCTTCGCGAGTAATGACAGGACCCACCAAAGAATCCATTTCACTCTGACGAATCAGATGACCGTATCCGATAGTCCAATGACCCGCTACGTCCTGGTACGCTTGATTGCGCCATCCTTCGAAATGCTTGATCAGGTCAAGCCCTAGCTGGTTAATGTGTCTGTGATCCGTCATGAGACTCCCTTCCTGGATACTCACCGTTCAGGACTTTACGTGCCACAAGATCCATCAAGGTTTCCAGTCGCGTCAACCGTGATGCTGTACGATAAGTAAACCCAAACAATCGAGCTACACCTATGGACAGCAGACCGATCACCACAGACAGGAAAACCTCAAGACCGGTGGCGGGGAAGACAGCAAGTAGAAGAAACATCATTGACCTCCCTGCTCTGCGAATGGTCCGCGAATATTGTTTCTAGTTAAATCCTCGACCTCTCGTCGGAATTGATTGTTGAATGCTTGAATCTCTTCTAGTGCTGCACTGTAACTATCAGTGCGCTGCTCTTTCAGAGCCTGTCGTGCTTCACTCTGCAACTTATCACGCTGCTGCTGAAGCCTACGAATCTTGTAATAGCGCTGCTCAGCAAGATCCAGTTTGATCGTGCCGACACCAAACAAGAATCGTGCAACCTTCTCATTGGGATGAAGATCCTCTTTGTCTTTCGACAAGTTGAATGCTTCGGTCAAAGCTGGCAGAATAGATGTGTAGATGTGAGCCAAGTACGGATTGATAAACGTAGTCGGCTTACCAGTCTTAGGATCAATGCCTTCCTCCCACCCGAGCGCAAGCTTCAGCGCTTCCTTCGTAAGACCAGTAGCTCCAGCCAACCGTCCAACAACTTGACCAGCTACAGCACCTTCAGGCCCAGCGGTCTGACCAGCCACCATCGTCAACATGTTTGACAACAGCTTATCGCCATCCACATGTCCAATGTTTCTTTTCCCCGGATTGAACAGAGTCCCTTCCAGCGCTCGACCAGTAAAGAAGTCTTTCTGTACAGCCACCTCAAGAGGAATCTTGATGAATGGTGTAATCTGTGACAGCGCTCCCTTAACTAGAGTGCTCTGAGTATCGAACTCTCCGGTATCATCAGTCTGAATGAAACCGAATACATCCAACGGAGTAAAGTTATTGAACGTTCTGAAGATTGCCCGATGCTTCTCATCCAGTCCGGCGAATGAATGCGGCTGTTCAAGTAGCCATCCAGGAATAGCTGCTCGCTCAGAATCATTCAATGTTTCGCTATTCGTAATCTTGTTCCAAGCTCCGAAGAAAGTTTCAGCAGTCTTGAACAAGTTCGCTACACGGCCTGGAGCTGTTGCAGTAGCGTGAGCAACCAGCGGTAGTGCGAACCGGTTAAAGCTATAGAATGGAACAATCCGTCGAAGCATACGGCTTTCAAATCGCGACAGCCCATTCAAGTAATCGAACAACGCTTTGTCTACAAGCTTTGCAGCTTCAGCAGGCTGATGTCCAAGACGCAGCGCGTTGATGAAAGTTGACATCCGACTGAAATCCTCAACGAAAGCAGGTAGCTGTGTATACTTAGCGGTCGAAGCCAGCATAGCTTTCAACCCCTCAGCAGCATTTCTGTCCTTCGTTCCAACACCAATCAGCCCATGAATAGCGCGCTTTCGATCAAGCTCTCGGGTCACCTTCTGTGCCCACTTGACGGCACTTTCAGGAGTACGGCCTACGCCCTCAATGGTAACATTCCGAACGACGCCATACTTCTCAGCCAGCTCTTTGATTTCAGAACCAGAATACGTAAGGCCAAGGGCCGTCTTGATACCGAACTTTCCTTCTTGTCCATGAGCAATCATAAGTGCGTCATGCATGACTCGGGGATCAAGAGCACCAAGGTAATCCTTGCCGAATACCAGGAAAGACTGTAGCGCGTTCGCCGGAATCTGCCGAACTCCGAAGCTCGGACGAATCACAGTAGCTGACTTACGAAAAGCCGACATGACACCATCATATACTCTCAACAGCGCATTCGCTGCTGGAGGAGCTGACGGGCTATAGATCGACTCACCGATATACGTAAGATCCTCGGCGACTGGATGAAGAGTGACATTACTGCCAAGGAATCGATACTTCACAACTCCCTCTTCACCAAGCTTTTCGAGCTTCTTACCATACATCGTTTCGATCGCTTGGTTAAACTGTGCTTTCGCTAGCGCCTGCCTTCCTTCAATGACGCGCGCCGAATACAAAGTAGCCGCATCCTTGATAGGGTCAAACCCCTGAGCAATCGCTTCTGCTTGAGTGGCGAACTTTCTGCGCTCACCTCCAGTAAAGAACGTAGCCAACCTCTTACGAAGCTTCTGCCTCATACTGATGAACTCATGACCATCCTTGATCAGTTCATAGTAACGAGGAGAGTAATTCGCGAGCAATCGCTTCTGAAGACCAGCCTGCATCTCAGCTTCGCCTACTTCATGCATCACCTGACGGAACCTCGCATAAGCAGCTTGCTCATGAGGAGTCAGATGAGCGTTCTGCAAATGCTCAAACTGAATGCGACTAGTAATCTCTGGCGGAAGAGAATCTACTCCAAGACTCTTTTCTGTCAGCCGAGTCTCTTCATCGATTTTCCACAGCGTATCGCCCAACTTAGTACGCGACTCAGGAGTCAGCTTACCAAATACATCTTGAACCTCATGAGCAACACGTTGCGGAATACGATTCAGCGATGCCTCCAGCTCACGCCGTCTAGCCACATACTCCTCTGGCAACTTGAAGTTACGAGAGAATAGAGACTTGAATTGCTTCACTGTAGGAAGGTCACCGACAATCTCTTTCAGTCTCGTAACGCCTATAGCATCAGCAGCAGCTTTCAACTGATCGCCAGTAACAAGCGACTTACCAGCAAACTTAATGCCACCGGCTTCTTTGAAAGTCTTCGCTCCAGCAAGATCTTTCGTCAGTAGGCGTGAAAACCTACGCTCAGCCGACTCGCGCAAAGCAGCGCCTTCAAGACCACGCTTGGTCTCATTGGCAATGATACTCTGAAAAACCTTGACGCCTTTCTTTGAGAGAGGTACTAGCTCTTCAGCAGCTTTCGCGATTACCTTTCTCTCAGCTCCACGAGTAATCGCAACCTCAGCACCTCGCAACAGATAGTTCGTCGCTTTACCTACACCGAACGTAAGATACGTCGTTGGATCAAGAGCAACATCAGCAGCAAAGCCAAGAACCTCTGTCAATAGCGGTGACAGCTCAGGCGCCGCAACTCCAATCACATCCTTGTAGCTCAGCCTTTCACGGGGATGAATGAGTTCTCTAGCTGCTCCAGACAAAGCTGCGCCGAGCGCCAGTCCCGAATCCGAGTTCAGGAGCGTATCGGCGAGCTTTGCTGAAGCGTACTGACCGCGTAGCAGCAGATCGACCACGTTTCCGAGAAACCCCTGGGGCTCTGACCCGCCTCGATTCTGCAAAACGTCAGCAGGATGCCCGAGCGCCTGATCAAAGGGGTTGCTCGAAATGAGCAAGCCGGTCGTACCAGACGGGCCGGACACAGAAGTCAACGCATCATCAAATGCATTCCCGGAACTCGCCGGCTTCTGCTCCGTGCCGCTCTCGTGACCTAAAGCTTGATCAAATACGTTAGCCATTATCCAATACCTCGCAGCCTACCCGCCTGTTTGCCAGCCAAGTCTTTCAGCTCTTGACTATTGGGAGCGTTGTCTCGTGCTTTCTGATAAGTCAATGCCGAATCGAGCACATTCAGTGCACGCTGCTTTGACGCATCAGATGCCTTTGAACTCTGAAGCTGCTTTCGAATCTCTTCAGGATCAACGCCTGCATTAAGCTGCTGTCTCACTACATTGATCAGCGTTGCCGCCTCACCACTACCACCGGAACCATCAGTAGTACCAAGCTGAGGAAGCGCACTATCAGCGCCAGGACTCGCATTCTCAAAGTACCCCTTGAGAGAATCAGGAACATTGCCCTGGAAGAACAACTTGACTTTGTCCTGAAGTGGCATGTACACAGGCTCATTCTTTCCCGTAGCGGGATTGAATTGAGTACCAATGACGATGTTATCGCCAACAGCACGAAACACCGTCTCCAGCTTTTTCATGTCATCCGGCTCTTTGTTAAGCTGAGCGGCGACTTCTAGTACCTTGGTTTCAGCGGGAGTAAGATCCTTGAGTTCTCCTGATGCCAACTTCTGAGCGATCGAATGCGAAATAGAAGGATCAAATCCGTTGAATGCCAGATTCTGAGTAACCTTGCGAACGTTCTCTTGAATAGCCTGCTGATTAGCAATACCAGCTTGAGTAGCAGCAGTCTTTCGGCCTTCTTTACCACGCTCTTTGATCAACTCTCCCTCAGCCGCAGTCTTAGCGTCCAGCAGATCCAGTTGCTGAGTAAACGCTGTAGCCGCATCCTCACGCCGTGCAGCAAGTTCAGCCTTGAATTGCTTGTCGTTAAACTCCTGCTCTTTCTGTAGCTTTTTCAGCTCAGCCTGAGAACGCAAGCCGACCAGCTCTTTCTGAAGATCTTGAGTAGACTTCAGATTCTGCTGCTGCAAGTTGATGTCCTCTTGCCTCTGTTTGGCCTGTCGATCGATCTCTTCCTGCCGTCGAGCTTCATCCTGTCGCGACTGAATGAAGTTTGCCAATGCGGCACCAGGGTTGCCACCAGATAGACCAGTCGCATACACCGCCGCTGCTTGACCGATTGCCTCCAGAAAAGCCGACAGCTTAGGATGTGCACTCGGAGTACCGTTGATAGTAGAAGGAGCGGATGCCGTCGACCCTGTCACTTCGCCTGAAAGAGTATCAGTATTGATAGCCATTAGTCATCACGCTCCTTCTTCTTAGCCTTATCGATATACCTCGTCAATGCAGCAGTATCGATGATCTTGAGTCCATTTGCTTCGAACACACAGTAAGCGCACTGTTGTTCTACCTGCTGAGCAATAGCGCCTCGACCCTTACCGCCGTTAACCCAAGACCACTCATAGACCTTGATGTTACCCGGCAAAGTCTCTACCTCAACAGGATCATCCTTGATGCGCTCATCAGAAGCGATAGCGGCAATACCAATAGCCAAAGTCGCCAATGACGCAATCGTAGATGCCTGAGACTGTCGTCGTGAAGCAGCATTCTGAGCGTCCAACGAAGAACGACCAAGCGAAGTATCAGCGTCAATGCGCTTTACATCTGCCTGATACTGCCGCTCAGAAGCAAGGTTAGACACAAAGGCGTTAACCAAGTTATTCTGCGTCGACGTACGCGCCTGAAGCGAAGCAATACTGCGCTGAGTCCTACGATTGAAGATGTTATCTAGCAAGTTTGCACGACGATCACGCTCTGCCTGGATAGCCTGCGTTTGAATACCAAGCTCACCCAATGCTGCCTGCTGCTCATCGTTCAATAGTCCTCGACGCTCCTGAAGCTTCTGTAATTCATATTGACCCTGCTGAGCCCGCAGTTGCAAGCCAACCTGATCCAATGAATTCAGAATCTCATCTCGCCCCAAAGCCTCCTGTTTTGTAAACTCAGCTCCCGCCTCACCAGCAATCGTCGACTGCTGTACGCCTGAACCAAAGAGACGAGCAAGCAAATCACCCTGACGCTGTTTCGACGCAGCCTCAAACGAATTCAACCGGCGCTCACGCAACCGATCTAGCGTAGCCTGAGTCTGCTCATCAAGTTGAGGCAGAGACTCCAAACTCGCAATCAAGTTGTCAAGCTGCTGCGCCTGATCGGCGAATCGGGGGTCAAGTTGAGGGTTCTGAGGATTCTGAGCATCACTCTGCACTAGACCTGACAGAAGATTCTCCAAGCTCCTCTCGTTTCCCCCGCCTCCACCGGCTCCGCCACCTCCGATGTTCAGGTTCTGAAAGAAACTATTCAGAGCACTAGCCAAGTCTACGTCTTGATAGTTCACATTGACTGAAGTGCCGGCTCCGTTGTTCCGAGTAAAGCGCTCCAGCAGTCGACCATCAAGAGGAGAAGCTCCGCCAGTATTCACAGTGCCAGCATTTGCTCCATCCTGATTCAACAGACCTCTTTGGTTAAAGAAGTTGAAGAGAGCCTGTTGCTGTTCAGGAGTCAACCCATTGGCTGTTTCGTTGTTAGTAGGCATCACTTCACCATCCTATTATCCAAAGAAGGCTATCCACGGATTGGTCGAGGGAGAACCACCACCACCTCCACCACATGGGTTTGGGTCACAAACCGTGCCGTCTCCCTGATAGGTACCACTACAGTTAAACTGTGGCCTCAGCGTACAACTTGTGCCGCTACAGCAAGCACCCTTGGCGTAAGTTCCTTCAGCGTACACATCGTTGATAGTACCAGTTACTCCGCACGTACAAGTTGAACAGCAGTCACACGTTCCATCAGCATTGCCGCACAGTGCAATCGAGTATGCCCGAACCCGAAGTTGTGATTCTGTAATTGACACTGACAACGTAGCACTTGCTGTTCCAGACGATGAAGCACAGTCTTTAGGAAACCCCGAGAAGGTAGTCCAGTTCGATCCACCATCAGTGGAGTAGTCAATGTATATCTTACGAGTTACATCATCACAAGTACCAGAACAAGCTGACGTACTCCATGACACTTTAAGCGTCAACGCCGTGTAAGCAGCCTGATACGCCATCGTGTCCCAATTGTAGAATTCGACACTTGCACGCGAGAATACACAAACGTTACAGTTGGACGGATTGATACATTGACTGATGGCACTACAACTCGCTGATGTAGCCGTAGGGCTAGCACACGCACCGCCAGACAAGCCGACAGCAGGAACTACATAGCTATTCGGATGTGTAGTCTCAACAGCCATTATCCCACCTTCTGAGTTCCGATGATCGTCACAGAAACATCCTCATGCAAACCTGAGTTCGTCACATGAAACGTAATGACATCATCAGCAACCCATGCTTGTGAAGTGAAGTTGCTACTGGTAACAACAGTACCAGTGCTCTGTGCAACCAGTGCGCCATAACCAGCATCAACTCCATTCTTCTTAACGGTAATCGTAGTTGTACCGCTCGCAGTGCCGGCCTGATAAGTCAGTTTCATTTTCACAGCCGTAAAGTCAACCACACCTTCAGGAACAATGAAACTCGGAATCGGATCGCCAGTATCCGTCAGTCCGGGATAGAAAACCGTCAAGCCCCAACGAGTTACGCGACCATCCACGTAATCTTTCCGAGTGAGATCAGCAGCAGCAGACGGGGCAGAAGTAGACGATTTGACTTGTCCAGTGACTGTCAGATTCCCCGACGCAAGGTCAAGGCTGACTAGATCAGTTGGGCCGGCTGGATCGATGATCTTGAACAGATTAGTGTCAACCTGTAGCTTGGCGTCTTTGGCGCTCGCCGTCGTGTCTTCAAGGGTCAACGATGCGGTTGTACCGCTGATAGTAGCAGCGCCACTAGTCACCTGTACAAAGCCTGTCGACTCAATACCATTCAGGTACTGAACATTCAGGTTGTCGACACGAGTGGTAGAAGCCACAACGATAGGAGCCGCTCCAGTAGCCACAGTAGAGTCAATTTGACCAGTGCCATTGATAGACACCTTCGTCACACCGCTCACCTGCGCTTGAAGAATAGGACCGCCACCTATGTTGTTCAGCAGCAACACAGCGTTACCGGCGTCATTCAGCCGCATGTATGCACGAATAGTAGAGCTAGTGCCATTCAGCAACTCATACAGTTGAGCAAACATGTCGTCAAACTGCTGAGACTGAATTTCTGCTCCAGGAGTGAAGTCAACTGATGCAGCAGGAAGTGCCATGATTATGCCCTCTTAATAATAACTCCGGCAATGTAAATAGTACCAGAGTATGTGTCGTTGGCATCGCTGCCGAATCGAAGAACAGAGCCACGCACAAGCAAATCACCGCTTGCCCATGCCTGGCTACTAGACCATTCATGAAATCCTAAGTCTTCAGCAGTTGACGGACCAGAGATGTTCTCATCATCTACAAAGTCATCTCCGGCGTTACTCTCACCATCTGCCTTCAAACCTATGATCGCCCGACCTCTCCAGTTATTCGTGCTAGAAGTGTCCCCACTAAAAACAGCAATCACAGAAAGATTGCCACCCTTAGTGCGCCAACTAGTAGGAATAGCTGCCGTAAAGTTCAATCGGCCAGTCTCAGCGTCCAACAACGTTTGAACAGCTAAGCGCTGATTGATGGTCGTCAATGTGCCAGTGCCTGTATCTCTATACAAGGCAGTCGCAGGAACGAATACTTCATCCTCATCTCTAGTATCCACGTAATCTTTACGGGTTAGGTGTGAAGCTGAAGTAGGAGTAACACCGGCAATAGTGCCAGTAAACGCCCGCGTCCCGCTAGCCAAAATGTACTGCGTATGATCATCGTCTCCAAGCCCGGTCAAAGTACCATGATCATGAGTATGAGTCGTAAGGGTAGTATCGATGCCCTCCAGCTCATCATTCATGTAGCCAAGCGGTGTTTCGTCTGTCCATGTATAGATCTTAGCCATCGTTACACATCTGACACAAACTTACGAGTCAGCCTTCCGACCACCAACTTAATAGCCTTCAAAGTGAATGCCTCATCTACATTCACATTCGCAACTTTAAGCTGAATTGATTGACCACGACGGCCAGCCGATCCGAGTAACTTCCGATCAATGTCCGTATTCTGTGATACCTCAGTAGCGAACGTATCACTATTGTCGAACTTGTAACCAGAATCGAACAGCGCTCCAGTAGATAGACCAGAGAATGTACCAGAAATCGTACCCGACTTAGAGTCATCCTGATCTAACCGCCAGAAGATCGTAAAAGAAGCTGGATCAGTCAATGCCTCAAACTGTGCTCCCAACCGGAAGAACTCATGCCGAATCAAAGGCTCTGTGAAGTTGTATGCCTTTGTCTGAATGAAGGACGAGTAGAACGATCCATTATCAGACCACACACTATCATCACCATGCCTCAACAGGTCATTGTAGCCTCCGATATAGATACGCTGCTGGCCGCTTTCGATCACTCGCGCTAGTGATGCGCCGGCAGGCCCACCATCCCATGGCAACCATGCCACACGACCACCAGCCCCGCGACGACTAGAGTAATCAAGCACCCATACAGTATCATTCACCGAAGGTGATCCTGTAGTAGATACCGACAGCCAATACTGTGATTTGTCAGGTACCACCACTGACGCAAAAGTATCAACTGACTTGTTAACGTTCCGCAAATCAGTGATGTTCTTAGACAGATTGGCTTCCTCGTTACTTGATGCTGACAAGAGAGCTTGCAATGACATCACTCCCTCATCAGACAGGAAGATCAAATCACCGAGAATCTCTTGCACAGAATAGATAGACACACACCCCGTATTACGAGTAACAAGGTGCACTTCCCACTGCCGTTTGTCAGTGTTCGGGGAACCAAAGGATATGGCGTAAATACGATCTCGCATGAAAACAATCAATTGATCTCGATAAGCCCGGATACCCGTAATAGGCGATCCTTCCTTGGCCCCGATAATGATAGCTCCGGCATCAGCCGCTGAGCTTCCAGTAGTCCAGCCTTCTGGTAATCCTACTTCAGAAAACCTCACAGTATTTGGTTCAGTAACGGGGACAATGAATAGACGACTATTCATTACCTCGATATGCTTAGCGAAAGGCGCATTTGCTAGCAATGCAGCATTCGTCGTCGGAGTCGTTACTTTCACTGGATTCGTTCCAGAAGTCGCTCCGTTAGCTCCGATTGCATAATCGCCAAATGTCACCCATTGCCAGTAAGTGTCAGACGGTAGAGTCGCTGTCCCTGTCTGATCAACGAGAGTTCCGGCCCCTGAGTTGTACCGATACAGTTTCGTTCCAGACGTAACCAGTACACCATTCGTGTTATCGCTCTGAATGAAGTGATACACTGAGGTAATACGGCCAGTCAAGGCTGTACCAGTATTCAACTTCGTCGTTCCACGGCGTACACGTACATTCGAAACCTGATCCAACTCAACATTCAAGGCATCCACCAACTCGGTGTCTTGAATCTCATCGGCAGGATCACGCTGGTTTACGCCACCAGGAAAGCCGGAGAAGTAAATGTCTTGCGGTGCAGGCATTAGCTAATCACCCTGGGATACCTTAGAATAGGAAATCCCGATCGAGTTCCTGCTGGCGGCTTTTCACGCAAGTGAAAGTTGGCACCAGAAGGATAATTGAACCGTCGCTGAATCTTCTGAAGCTGTACAAGATACTTTGTATACCACTTGTTGTACATCGTATCATTCTCCAAGTGCGCGTAGAACGATGCACGCACTAGAAACTTCATCAGATGTACAAGTGATTGTGGCAACGGAATAGTATCCGAAGCTGCCAGAGTATCAGCTCCCAAGCTAGTATACACAGTCAGCGAGTATACTCCATCAGGAACAGGCCACAGTTTAACCTGTAGCTTGTTAGTGCTGGAAAGACCACGCTCAATGTAAGTAGCTGGCGGTGCGGACTGTTCAATGTCAAACCCCATCATGGAAAGTTCACGAGGGGTAGTCTTCGGAAGAGACTGGTTGATGTCCTCCCTTACGATGTCTTCGATGGTCTCAGCGTTCGTTTGCAGTTCGTAGTCTGCAACACCAGACGATGTAGTCAACGGCTCGCTACTCAACTGGAAAGGCCAATCCGAAGTCTCAGAGAGGACATCAGCAAAAGCATCAGTAACCCAATCTTCAAACAACGTTGCCACATCAGGGTCACTGTAGTCTTCTCCGACCTTACGTGCTTCAGCACGCGCTAGCTCCGAAACAGTCATGATTCACCTCACTGTCCAGTAGCAACAGTAGACTGATTGACGGCCGGTAGTTGCTTGATTCGCAACCGCGAAGCGTTTCGCTGCTTCGGCTGGAACCGTGCAGCCAGAAGTTGAAGCCTGCCCTCAAACCGCTCACGCAAGTCTTTGTACAGAACTTCGTCATTCTCGTTCATTCGTCCCAACGCCCGAACTCCCAATCGTAACACGTCAAGGAATTCTCCCGGCAATGGGATATTTTCATCCAGCGCCAGAGTCGGCGGCTGTTTGAGATAATGAACCTGCACAGTCCGCGAATCATTTGGTACCTTCCAGAAACGCACCTTAAATGCTACAGATGTCGTATCGATACCATCGTAGAACCACACTGTGGGAACGCCTGACGCAGTCAAATCTTCACCACGACTGATAAGACGCTCTACTTCGAAGTAAGCAATCTCAGCAGCAGCAGTCAAATCAGTGACAGTCTTGACCTCGCTAACTTCAGCATCCAACGTGTACGAAGCAGTGCCGGGAGTAAAAGTAACCGACTGGAATCCATTCTGTGAAGCCCACCGGCCACTAGAAACAATCTCCCCAAAGACTTCTTGCGTCCATCGCTGAAACAAAAGCGCAACGTCAGGATTGGAGTATTGCTCTCCAAACTCTGTCGCCATTTCATTCGCGAAGTTGTCAAGCGTAATCGCCATCAGTTACTCCTTAGTCGCGTGCCCTCAAGAATGAAGTCGGCGCATCAGTCGCCTTGATCACACGACCTGAACTATCAGTGTGGAATCGCTCTTTGTGCTTCTCCAAAGCAACACGCACAAGGCGCTGCTCCTCTGGACTCAGAGCATCGTACTCAGCCGAACTCAACTGTCCAGCACGATGATTGATTTCGCACATGTCACGACCACACTCATCACACACCGCAGGCGTCAGCTTCACCCGCTTCCGCACTACAGTGAACTTGTCGTTGAATGGATTGGATCGTTCGTACAGAACCAGTTGTGCCTCATCAGACATTGGAACTCCCTACCACACGCCTCACCACCACAGTCTTGTCATGGAGTGAATGAAACTCTTTGACATTCCCGTGACGATGTGGTTGAATTGCGGAAAGAACAGTATCAGGAGGAATCTCATCCTCATGCAACACGAAACCAGGCGGCAAGAATGCCTTTGACAACTCAGGCGATGGAGTCATAAGCGCCTCATCATCGTCCTCATCGTCAAACTCTGAAGTCGGGGAAGAAGAATCCTCATCGTCTTCATCGCCCTCTTGCTCGAACTCGGCAAGAATCTCTTCGATCTCCGAGTCATCTTCGGTAAGCTCCGGTCCAAGCTCAGGGGCTTGGTCGACGTGAGCTTGTGCATGAGCCAAGATTTCCCGCGCTGAGCGAGTGCTGACATACGGAATGGCAGAGAGCGCCTCAACGTCCGCTTTGGCAAGCTTGTCCCACGTTCGCCACTGCTTCCGAATCTTCTTTGCACGAGACTCTGTAATTCCTTTGATTCCAGCCAGCTCTTTCAGACTAACGATATTCTCAGCCATGATTACCTTTAGTCAAGGAGTCGGGTCAGCCGAAGCCAACCCGACCCCAAGGTTTGAAGAATGGATCACAGACCAGAAACGAAGTTACTGATCCGACCCTGAGCACGCCGCTCATCAGTCGTCACGTTGCCGTAAACCAGGATGTGGCTACGGTCAGCGTCCTGCTGAGGCGCACGAGTCATCGGAGTAGGCGTGAAGTTCATCCCGGAACCCATCGTGAACTTCAGATGGTTCGCGTTCAGGAAGAACATAGTGTTCGCCGGAACGTCAGCATCGAAGACCATGGGCACACCCTTGAACGTCTGATTCGTGAACCCGAGATCAGCGAGCTTCGTATTCGTGAATCGCTGCTTCTCATCGGCAGTGTTCTCATACGCCTCGTAAAGATCCTGAGTCGTAAGAATCAGAGTCGGCCCATCGTTACCGCGCATCAGGGTGTTGTACATGTTCGTCATCACCTTGATGCCTTCCTTCGAGCCACCAGCAGCGGTAATGAAGCTCGTGTTACCAGCACCGGTAAAGTCGAGCCATGCATTCCGCCACCAACTGTTCGCAGCGTCCGAAGAATCGATACCACCGTAGGTAGACCACGCGGTACCATCCTCCACCGCCACACCGAATCCGGTCAGCTCATTCGCACCGTAACCGGTCACTGCACCGGTACCGTCCCCCTGAATGAGCGACTTGTTGAGAATACGTCGCAGAGACGTATCAGCCTGCGTGATACGAGCCGTCAGAAGCTTCAGCACACGAGTCTGTCCCTGGTTCTTGAACGACTCGATACCAGACATGCTCACAGCCACAGCCGCCTGCTTCCAGGCGAACTCAGCAGCGGTGATGCCCTCCTGGGGCGTCACATCCAGAAGATCGTAGCCGGCATAGAACCGGGCGGTCGAGTTCAGACCATACAGAATAGGCTCGACGATAGACGTACCGCCGTCCTCTTCAGTGATGAATCCGCGCTGGTCAAGCTGCCACCACAGAACATGATGGTTCCGAAGATGATCAGCAAGACGCAGCCGATACTTCTGAAGGGTCGTTGACGCAAGCACTCCAAAACTAGCATTACCAGCCATCATTTACCCCCTTCGTCAGTAGAGAAGGACAGAAGCCAGACCACTCGACTCGTTAGACAAAGCCTTTGCACGAACAGCAGCAATGCCAACGACAGCCGAAGCGCTAGAAGGCGCCACGGTAGCCTGAAAGTCCCCATTTGCGTCAGCGATAGGAGCGAGAAAGTCATCGGTCGAGATCCCAGTCGCCACGTTCGCAGCAGTGTAAATGCCACGCACCTGAACGAAACCGTAACTCGCGGCAGAAATCGCCGTGAACCCAATGCCGTCAATCGCTCCTGCGTTGCCAGAGGCAGTAGATACGAAACCTGACGCAAACTTCTGCGTCACTCCCGCAGCCACGCCTCCCGTACCAGCCAGGACGTAGACGTACTCATTTCCGTCCTCGTCCCACACCCGAGTGCCAACCGGAACAGCAGCGTCAGTAGCCGTAGCCGTCAGGTCGACACCAAGGAGTCGATTCGCAAGAAAGCGAGCCATTGTGTTTCCTCCTTGTGATTACCTGTTGAGGAATCAACCGCCAAAGTCGAAGTCCAAACCATGCTTCTGCAACTCCTTCAGAGCCGCATGCATGGCATCCTCAACCGTTTCGATCTTTTCCTCCTCTTCAAGCTCAGCTCCACCGTCGCCTCTCTCAGTCTTCCCGCGCTGTGCACGCTTCCGAATCTCTTCGGCAGAAGGCTTCTTTTGAGACTCAGGTTCCTTGTTGGGCTGGTCATCTTCGGCAGGCGGCTTGGCATCAGACGACTCATCATCTCCATCTTCTGACGAGGGTTCCATGGCCTTAGCCATCTGATACATTCTCTCAGCATTGCTGACATCGAAGTCATCAGGCAACACTTTGATCAGCCGCTTGATGCGCGGAAGAAGCTGAACGAAATCAGGGTGTTGGCTTGCTACGCGAATATAGTTCTCGCGCATTTTCTGATCACGAAGATCAGGCTCAATGCCTTTCATCCTCGCAGCCACACCCCTGTCGATCGCCGAGCGCATGAGCTTGGCGAATAGTTTGGGATCTTGCTGAGCAATTTCAAAGTCATCCTCTGAGACTCCGAAAATGCCCTCAATACTGTCAGGGTCAGGCTCATCGTCCTGACTATCAGAGCCACGACCAGAAACCAAAGCTGCAACCTGAGTCTGCAACGTATCAAGTTGCTGCTTCATCGTTCCCATCGTAGACTCACGATCACTAATCGTCTTACGCAACCTGTCATTCTCTGCTGCAAGACGATCAGCGTGTGGTCTCAAGTCATTGTACCTCTTTTCGAAGTTGCCACTCTTTTCCCCGCGCTTGACTGCACGCGCCATGCGCTCACTCGGGGAAAGAGAATCATCGTCCTGCAACTCCTTGGGGATCTCTTCATCCCCTTCCTCTTCGTCTTCGAAGTAGACTGTCATCTCTCCTTGCTCGTTGAGACGAATGTCTTTGATCGGCGGTCCACTCTCTTCAGTTTCCTGAGAATCGTCAACCTGCGTTTCTTGATCCTGCGGCGTTTCTTCTTTGTTAGCCATCAGTCTGAGTTCCTTTTGTAGGGTCAGTCTTGAAGCAAGGGAACGAATTCGCGCTCAACGAACTCCTTGACTCCTCGTTCAGTTTTCTCCTCCTGATACTTGCGGGCTTGTTTGATGTCTTTGTCCATGCCCGGCTCCCAGGGAACAATACCTTTCTTCTCTAGCTCCCGTCGCGTAGGAGGAGGAACAAGTCGCTTTTGATAGTCTGTGCGATCGTCAACAGCAATGCTATCAACCACTGGATTCGTGTCAGTAAATATGAAAGCTACTGACGGAATCAATCGCATAGGAGTATGACAGATAGGACACTCTAACGAATCATGCCGATGCTCATATGGCCGTCGCTTTTCGAAGACGTGTCCGGACTCACACTTATATTCATACAATGGCATCAGATCACCCCGCGTTACCAAGGAACCCTAACAGTGCACCTATTGGATTACTATTAGCGTTCGCTCCTGTTCGGTAGGGCTCAGACTCAGACGATGTTGCCGATACCCTCAACGGAGGTGCTCCAGCATTGCCGCCTTGCGAAGCGATCTGTGCCCGTTCCATCTCTTCTTGTAACGACGCTATCTCAGGAGGTAGCGTACCTGCCGCAGGGAAGAACCGCTCAAGATCAGGAATCTCAAACTTCTCCATGATCCACCGAACGAACTCAACGATGTTAAACATCTGAAGTAGTCCAGGCCCGACGATCTGTAGAAGCTGTGCCACAACTCCGAGAAGTTGAATCGCAATCGTCTTCTCCATCATTGGATCGACATTTTTTGCGACCGTAGACTTGACCTCGATTCCTACATCTTCTCGAATCTGATTAATACTCAACTCCTCGAATCCAGCCCGAACACCATCAACGCCAATCTTCTGAATCACACGAGTGCGAGTGAAGTTCGCTTTGATGTGTTGCAGCATCTGAATTCCTGTCCCGAGTACGACTCGATCAAGAGATCTCGTAATGAGATCGATCTTTCGACCAAAGATCTGTACTCGGCGATTCACTTCTGTAGCACTAGTTCTGCTCGGCAACCTCCCTGACTGAATGAGCTGATCAGCACCTGACATATGCTCCATGTCTAGGTTGATTCTTTGCTCAGTTCTGTCAACGTCGATAGATTCTGGAGCATCCTCTACAGGATGAATTGGTTGATCCTCATTCGTGATGATGACCGTACCATCCTCTCCTCGCTCCAGCTTTTGAATCTCACTAGGCTCAACCGAGTTCTGCCGAAGCTGATACATACGGTTGAACTTTCTCCGGTGTGCGAAGTTCTTAGACCGAAGATCATTCAGCTCAAACTGCTGGTCCTCAACCAAGAACGGAATGCCGATCCCGAATGGATCATCGGGGACATAGATGAAACGCCCAACCAAGTAAGGGAATCCGTCCAAGTATTCATGCGGCCAGTCATCCTCGACTAGCGGCTTTTCAATTCCGTCTGCGAAGACGTAACGCTTTTTGAACTTCCAATCCCACACCTCATAGAGCACACCTCGTGACAGCTTTTCAAGCTCATTGGCTCCGTACTGGCCTGTCAGATCACCACGAGCATTCAGAAAGCTCTTCACGGTAGTGATACTTTCGACTCCCTGTGCAATTTGTCTGCGAACCGTCTTGCTGTACCGCTCATCATCTACGATATCCTGAATAGGACGGAAGATAATCTCAGCGGCCCAACGTGCAGTTCGTAAGCTCAGGTCAGGAGCTTCAGGGTCCCAAACGAACCAGAACGGATTCACCCGACGTGCCCATGGCTCCTCGTATCGAATGAACTTGTCATAGTCAGTCACACCCTTCTTCGGGTCTACTGCGCTCTCGTCTAGTTCGATCTCATAGCCAGTCTTTACGACACCATGACCAATGATGGCCATGTCGTAAGCTACCTTTTCAATCTCCTCTGTAACGGCATGCTCTCGCCACTCATAGTTCAACAAATTGCCTTGAGCCTTGGCTGAATCAACAGCCTGGGCTCGCTTCGGCTTCACTATGAAGTACGGCTCACCAGCTACAAGAAATGCTACGAAGTCTCGAACTAGAGCGTTGACTCGGTTGACGGTGATCTGGTCGCGTGGATTCGAGCTGGACACTGCTTGGAACATCCAAGCGAAGTCAGCCATGTCGTAGTCCCACCCGGAGTTCCAATGGTCACCTTTGTACAGGCGAAAACCACGACGCCAAGTCTCGTCACCGTTCCAATAGCCACGGCGCCACTCAAGTGCAGCTCTGACTTTTTGGCCCCATAGCCTATACGTCGGCTCGCCAGACCTCTTTTCTCGCTCAAAGGTTTCTTTCGCCATCTAATCCTCAGTGACCAAAGTTCCTACGTGGCCTGTTTGACTTGTACTTTCCAGTGCCTTGCGCCTTGTCCATCTGATCCTTGAAGTATGCAAAGGTTCCGTACTGAGGCTCCATACCATTGCCGCCTTCTTGGTAGGCATCATATGTGTGATGCAAGTTAGCCTGCATCATCATCTGTACTGCCAACCCAAGAGCCATCACACGGTCATCATGTTTGCCCTGTGCTGCGGCAAACTCCCCTTCGTCTTCAATGAAGTACATCATTTCCAACAGCGTAGGCGGATCTTGTAAGATGAACTCATCATCATGAACCAAATCTCTCAAGTCATGCACAAGCACAGGCTTGTTGCCACGACTAGTGGCAAAGCCTACTTTCTGAACATACTTGCGAGTCCTACTATCGAAGATCTCTCGCCTATAGAGTAGAGGATAGTGCATCTCATTTGCCAACTTGTAGCTAACAACAGCACCAGATTCCTCTTTTACCTCTACAGCCATCCACGCTGTATTGTACCAACGACCAATCCAGTTTGCCATTTCAGCCAACTCAGATGGAGCCAAGCGGCCAGACAGCACAGCGACTTGTTTTAGCTCCCGAGCTGACAGCACCTGAATTGCGCCAGGGTCAGAATCTGCAAGGCCCTGCGACGTGTCAACTCCAATCGTGTAGCGCTGATTTGCTTTGGGATAGTCATAGACAATCAGTTGTCCGGTTCCATCAGTTGGAATGAACTCCTTCAAGTCCCTATCCCACCGGAAACGCTGCCCCGGATTTTTCAGCCCACGCGATCGACCAGTATCATCATGTTCGTCTAGTGCGTACCGGATATTCGACAAGCGGTCGTTATCAAAGACTGAGTTTCCAGTAGTCAGAAATGCTTCCTCGGGGTAAGAAGGAAACTCTTGTCTGAAGAGTCTCAACTTCTCAGCTCGTGCGCCTTCCATGTCGACATCGATCTTCCATCGACGCCAAGCTAGCCGGCGCAGGATCTCAGCTCTTACTTGTTCTTTCGACAGCTCGGGATACCAGTAGCGCAGCTCTTTCGCGATCTTAGGGAGGTAGAATAACTCATCCCCGTAGTCTCCGTCAGGATTGTCACTCAAGTCATGAACGGAGGTAATTCTATGATCCTCTGGATTCGGGTCAATTCGTCGTATGTATTCGCTGTAAGTGTACCTCTCATCAGCAATCCATGAGACGAAGACTTTGACGTACCCTGACTTCGGGTCATCCCAAAGCTCTTTTGCGTACCCGAATCCTTCTGCGGTAGTTTCGATGAAGACAAATGTCATCGGCCGAGCTGGAATCGCCTGCTTCAGCTTTGACATCATCGCCGTCAAGTTCGAGTTGACTTTGTCGTACTTAGCCAACTCAGACAGATGAACGTAGTTGAGGGTATCAGAAACACCGACGTTCGGGTTATCAGCGGAGGCTACTCGAATCAGACTCTCATTTCCAACTGGCCCATCCTCATTCGGGTTAGCGAAGTAGAGAGAATAGCGTGAGTTGTACTTTGTCTTCGGCCTGTATGTCGCAGCCTTGTACATGATCGACATCTTCATGAAAAGCTTAGCAGCGGCTGACTTGTCGTGTGCCACTACCAGACCATTCTTATAGCGGTACAGTGTCGCCAACCAGTAGCCAATACCTTCAATCAGCGTCGAGAACCCGATCTGTCGAGCCTTCAGTACATAGATCCGCACCGGCTCGTTTGCATCGACTTTCTTCTTCACCTCAGTCCACAAGCGCCATTGAGCCCTCTTGAGTTCAAATGGGATAAGGTCGCCGTTGATATCGATGATTCTGAGTTGCTCGCGCGCATATGCAGGAAAGGACTCACGCCATCTTGCGATGTCTGCGAGTAGCTGCTGCACAGTCTGCTTAGTCTTCTGAATCTTCGCCATCGTATGCGGCCTCCAGTAGTGGTAGTTCCTCACGCTCTGGCACTTCCGTGAACTCGGCGTCTACGATTTCACCCCTTCCGTCCAGCGCCTCGACCGCCATATCGAAGATCATCGCCAAATTGACGGTACCGCCGGACTTGGAATTCTTCACCCCGACGATGTCACGCCATAGCTTCATGGCACTAATGGCATCTGCCGGAGCGGCAGTGTTCGTGAACGTAGCTAGAGTATCCGGCACAGTAGACCAGAACTCCAGCAGTGACAGCCCCTTCTTGGCCTCAACGATCCGCTCGACAAGCTCAGGGTTACGGGCGATCTCTACGAATCGCTCCGCGCCTATGTTGAACTTCTCTAGCAGAGTATCAAGTGAAGCTCCTGAAGCGAACGCCTCGATCAAGGCTTCAGTTTGAGGGTCCAACTCTTCGGCGGCTGTCTCAGTCTTTTTCGCGATTTTTTTAGCATCACTCAGTCGGCTAGCAAGGACTTCTGAGAACTTGGAGTGTACGCTTTTGCGGACTCCTGAACTCTTACGAGCCTTTTGTGCCTCTCCTGAGTCAAGGTACTTCTTGAAACTCGCGAATGGGCCGAGCTTGATGGTCGTCTTCTTAGGCATGTCGAGTAGCTCCTGGAGCGTCGGTTGCCGAGGCGACCCGTCCGGTCGGCCCCTCTTCACAAGCTAAGACCGATACTTACGCCAAATATTCCTCTGATGGTTAAGATTCATTTAGGTATACTTACGGTACTATCGTACCTTGTCGGGGAAGAAGAAGA